TGATATATACTTCATCCTTAGCCTTATTAGTTATATAAGCTATAACATCATCTGCTTCTACTTTATCAATAGAAAGTAAATCAACAGGTAATAATCTTAAATAATTAACTAAACGTAATATTTGATTTTCTATTGATGCTGCTTCTTCTTCTTTATTGTCGAAACCATCCCAATTAGTTATACGTTGTAGTTTTCTATTGCCTTTGTAATCAGCAAATAAATTCTTTTTGTTTGTTGTACTGCCAGTACCATCAAATACTAGAATTACTCTAGTAGGTTTAATATGTCTAATTGCAAAACCGATCGACTTTAAGAAACCAGTGAGCCCACCAATGTGGGCTCCTCCTGGGTTCATATGATTGATCATGGCAAAGCTTCTTAGAAATGTGTTCATCGAATCTACTAGTAGTATTCTACTATTTAAATGCAATGGATCCTCTTGTGAGTTTTGTATACCATCAAGTATTTGCTTAAGCGTCTTGTTCATCGTCATTGTCAATTTCAATCATTGGTGATATTTTACTACTTTCTTCCCATTCACTATTGTCTTCTGTAACTTGAATTTCTTCAATTTTTACATTTTCACCAAACCACTCATGTGCGTGAGCTGCTTTATAAGCTTTCTCATCATCCTTAGTGTCAGGAATAAATCCATGTGGTGTAACAATTACTGTTGATGTTGTAGCAATACCACAATCAGCGTGAATCTTGTCAATTGATATTTTGGTACGTTTAGCAAACTCTACTTTTTTACCTTTATTTTGAGCGTGTATTTTAGATGTACCACTATTTGTAACATTACCAAATGTAATTACTAATGAAGCATCCCAATACATTGTATTACCACCTTTATTAGTCATTCTTGGTTGACTCATAGGTGTAAGTGCTGGTTGAACTCCTACTTTATTAATTACAAAGAACGTGTTAGTGAATTGGTAACTTTCTTTACGTGACATTGGAAACTTCTGGTTAATGAAATTGCCAAATTGTGTCGACATAGCACCTGCATTCCACATTGGATTATTCTTTCCTTGTTCAATACTCATATCACATGGTATAGAACCTACTGAATCCCATAAGAATAACAAGTCATGAGGTAAGTTACCTTTCTTTTGTTCATCTAAAATGTCAGCGATAAATGCAGCTACATCCTCAATTGAATTTAAAGTTGATCTGTCAACATATAAGAAGAAACCACTATAGTTTAATACTTCTCCTGTTGCCTCATCAGGAACAGCTTCACAACTGAATCCCATTTTTTGAGCGTGAGCGAAATCCCATTTCATCTCAGTAATAATAAACACAGGCAACACTCCCATTTTCTGAGCAGCTACTGCTGCTTCAATCATTAATGTTGTTTTACCTGTATCAGAACCACCTCTAGCGATTGTGATATGACCCATTGGTATACCAGGAATCGAAAGTGCATCTTGTACTGCTGGTGAAAATGGAATCCACTTCTGCGCTTTAAAATTTGATGATTGATCTAGTTTTTTAGTTTTCTTAAACTTATCAAGATCAAAAGTACCTTTAATAGCTTGAGAAACACTAGCATTTACGCTTTTTGTTGTTTTAGCCATTGTTTAGTTATTTTTGGAATAATTCATCAAATTCATCTTCATCAAATCCTTTTTTCTTAGTGTTTAAGGTATAGTTAGCTTTAGGTGCTTCTACTACTGGTTCAGCAACTGATTCTTCAATTGTTTCTTCAGTACTTTCTTCACTTGGTTCTAACCATTCCATTAACATGTTTTTCATTTCATCAAACTCATACTTTTTATAAAGTGAAAGTACGTCTGGTTGTTCTGAAATCCATTTTTTAATCACTTCATTATCTTCTGATAATGGTGATGTTTTAGGTTTGATACGAATAGATGATTTGTTGAACTTAGTACCTGTAACTTCAGGTCCAACTGTGTCGACTGTTAAGTCTCTACCATCCATAATGTCTGTGTAATCTCCGATATCATCATCTTCAGCAATACCTAACAATTCAAGATACATTTCCTTACCAAATTGCCACATGCGAACACCTTTGTCTTCTTCATTGCGTACAATTACAGGAACAAATACTCTCATTTTAGGTTCAATCTTTTTAGCCAATGACCAATTTTCTTTGTCACTAGTTTTACGTAGTTGTTGTGCAAATTCAACAATTGGATCTTTTTCACCAAAGTTAGTTAATGACAACATGGTTTTGTTTCCAATACCATAATGGAACATTACTTCTTTGAATGGATTTGATTTGTTGAACTTAGACGGAACAATACGAATCACTGATTTGCCTACTGGTGGTACCCAGAAATTTTTAGCGCGGTCGTCATTTTTGGCGCCGCCTTTGCCTTTGTTTTGCAACGATTGCATACGTTGCTTAATTGCATTTAAATCCATGTTATAACTTTTATTGTTTAAATTGTATATAGTAAATATAGCATCAAAGATGCTGAAGGCCAAACTTAGAGATTAACTATTTTGTAAATAGTTGTTTCTAGTTTGCGAAGATCAGGACCATTTGTTAATAAGATAGTGTTCTTATAGTCAGCCCATTCAATTTTGTAATTAGGATCAGCCACACCATTGTTCAATGTTTTAATTAAAGTGTTTAAAGCATTAATGGTGTATAATGTGTTTGATTCTTTCTTGCGATGTAATAATATAGTATTAGGCAATACTGATGTAGTACTTAAATTACCTGGATCAATGTTATATGTACAAATAAATTCATCACTATCTTTAGACTCTAAAATAAAAATTTTATTGAATAAAATAGTATAACGGGTTGATATAACCTCAATTGTTTTATCTATGTCTTCCTTCTTTGAGAAGGTTGTAAATAACTTGTTTGCCAATTCTTCTATTGTTAAATTCCATGTCATAAATATGTTATTTTTTTATCAAAGCACCATAGTTTTCGCCAACACTCATGCGTGTTGGGAATCCATCAGCCTCTAATTCTTGTTTAATTTTTGGTAATAATGTTTTAATGTCTTCTTTAGCCACGTCTAATAGAATTGAATCGTATGTGTATAATACTATTTTAGTTTTTTTACCATCTAATAATTTTAACACACGATCTAATGTTAATGTATTATAATATGTTTCGTATGCCTGAATTAGATAACTTAATATTTTATTTTTATTTGGATTTTCTATTCTATTTTTATAGATATTAGTTCCCCATGGTAATTTTAGTCTATTTGTAGAGTTAAATTCTTCCCACTGGCCTTCTAACCATTCACTTAATTTAGCAAAAAATGGAAACCATGCATATTCGTCTCTAATACCACCATATAAATTTTGAAACATTATTTCTTTAGGCACTTCATCATATGGGTCAACTTCAAATTCATAACCTATTGCTTTACCAATTATGCGGGGGTGGTAAGCACTATAATCAAATTCAACAAACATATAATTATTTGGTTCGAATGACTCACGAGCGTCTCCCTTAGGTAAAGCGGCGTAATTAACGCCATTAAAGGCGTTTGACGGGCGATAAGTTAAATTATATAGATTATATTGAGTAAAAACTGTATTCCCGTAAATCGAATTATCTTTCCAAGTAGTTTCAAAATGTTTATTAAACTTACGTGGATCAATGCCTATACCATTTTTTTCAATCTGATGGAATACATTAGTGAAATTATAATTTAAAAATGTACTAGCTACTTGCCATTTAGAAATCATTCCTCTTTCTTTTACATTCCGATATATTTTTTCCCATTTCTCATAATGTTTAGATATAGGAATAAGTGTACTTAACTCTTGTATATAATATTTTTCACGATTAAAATCAGTGTGTACTTTAGTATCAAATTGTGATTCATCTATGTAACTATAAAAATTTATATCAAGTAAATTATGTCCTGGTAAGAAATATAAGTGAAATTTTTTATCTAAAACATAAACAGTATTAATACTAGATATAAATTCCTTAACTGTTTCCCAATCTAATTTAAATGCTTCACTATGGTCTATAGGTAATATATAACCTTTTTCTCCATCATTATAATATACTAAACATGGTTTAGTTAGAGACGGATGGCGATTATCATTTGTGGTGATGATATTAACAAAACATTTATCATGTTCTGGTTTGCCTAGATAATCTAATTGTTCTTTTGTCTCAACTATATAAAACATAACCTTAATTATGCTTTAAATATAGCTAGGTTAGCTTGGTTTACCAAACTGAAGAGGATTTATTAAATATAAAGATAAGTTTGGTAATGTTTTTTCAGCATCAAGTATTGATCTTTTATTAGTATCAATTATACCTGATGATATTCTAATATTGTCTTTATAAACATCATATAATGGACCTGTTAATTTCCATATTAAACTAGTTAACTTATATAATGTTTTTAAATCTGGACTTTGAGATACCTGTATAAATTTATTAGATTTTACTTCTATAAAATTAAGTGATTGAATATTATTAACACCAACAGTTGGTTTTAAAATATACCTAATGAAAAATCCATTAGTGTAGTCTTGTTCTGTGGGCATTATAAAATCTGAGGTGAATGTTTCTTGTGGGAATATTTTAGGATTTAGTTTAGTGTAACCAAAATTAGCTATATTGTTTCTAGTAAGATTGTTATCAGTTGAATTATTAGTGTTTATATTTTTTAAAACAATAGATGAATTATCATGAGTTTGTCCACTCCAATATACATTACTGGTGTCTTTATGATAGTAACCAACATAAAATAGCTGAGTAGATTCTACTACAAATTGATTTCCGCTTGTGAATCCTGTTTCTACTATATTTGATACTGGTATGTACATTAATAAGTTTTCTGTTTTCTTTTGATTAAGAAATAAGATTGACCAGAAACTGGAAGCTTAGTTATTACACCTCCTGTATTTTTATATGTTGTGTTATCTTTAGAGCCTTCTTCAACAAACAAAGATTTAAAATTAGGATTAGCTTTAGCGGTAGCTATAGCGGTATCATTTGGTTTTGAAAACATAGGTACTAATAAACTACTTTGCATTGTTGTTTTCATATCTGTAAATATTTTATCATATATAGCTTGACGATTTCCAAAAATATAAAAATATGAAACAATAAGATTACTGCTATCCAATTCTTGGATTAGATAAGTCAAAATAGCGGGATCTGTACCTGATGGTGTACCACTATTTTTCCATTCTAAAGCTAAATCATAAGTGTTAGCTATTGATTGTCTTATATTAGGTATTAATAAAGTTTGTAAACTTTTATCTTTTATATTTTTAGCTTCAGCTTTAAGTAAAACATCTTTTTCAGTGATACTAGTATAAGTACCTACAAGATTTCCACTAGTAGGATCATAATCATCTATTGTGACAGCATTACTTGTATAATTATCTCTACCAAGATAAGAAAGCAGTTTAAAAGATCTTTTTCCCAGTCTATCCTTAGAGTCTTTAAACCAACCATCTGGAAAAGCACTAGCTAAAGAGTTAAAAACTAAAATATCAACTGATTTTGGATCAAATTGATCACTTGGAGCTCCTGTTGGATTAAGCAATTTACCAACTGTTGATGGAAAATTAATTGAAGAGGCAGATGAACCTAAAGCTGTTGCTTGTTTATTATGCCAATATTTAGCATATGTATTAAAATCAGTTAACTTACCTGTTCTAGCGTTTTTAATGACATTTCTAAAATCTATAACACCATCATCATTATTAAAAGCTTTTTCAAATATTTCAGATAAATAATCTGCTATACAGAATACTAAGAATGTTCCTTGTTGATTAGAAGCAGACGCGGCTTTTAAAGCTTTAATTAACTTATCATAATTGCTTGCTGGATAGGCTTGTCCGTCAGGATCTAAAATACATATTTGAGTTTTTATAGTAGTTGTCCAATCATTATTTTGTAAAGAATGAGACAAACCTGTTATAATGAATCCTACATTTTTATCACTATAATTTTGTGGTAAAATATTTTTATTGATTTTAAATACTTGACCTTGAACAATACCTGAAATGCCATCTAAAGTTATTTCTAATTCAAACGGTATAATTGCTTTATATTTTAAATCATCTCCTCTTAATTGGTATAAGAAACTTTTCAATGCAGAAATAGCATTTGAAACTTCTTCTGGTTTAGGAACTATAATTTTAGCACCTGCTGTTTTAGGTATACCTAAAAATGAGTTATCAGCTAATACTTTTACTCTAAGATAATAACCTAGGTTAGATATAACACCATATAATTGCTTAACAAACTCCTGAAAAGTACTATCCTTATTGGATAATTTTTTACTTTTTATTAATCTATCTGTTAATCCAGCATTAAGATAAACTTGAGTTGATGAATATAAATCTCCAACATTAGATCTATCCTGAGCGGCTATTGCTATCATTGTTGATTGAGACTCAAATATACGAGACTGGATTTTTACATCACGGCATATACTTTTTAAACCTATTAAATCAAAAGTATATTTTTGACTAGAAGTATTTCCTTCTTCTAAATATTTAACATCAATAATTTGAGCTGAGCTTTTAGTTGTATGCAATTGGAAATTGTTAATACCACCTAAAGATCTAGATATCTCACTCAATAAAGCTTTTAAGAATTCAGTAGCGGAAACATCAGAGGTTCCACTCATTTTAGAGCGGTACACTTCAATAATTTTAGGTATTGCTACATAAATGTTTCTTATATATCCTCTATTATTTGAACCTGGTTTTAAAAATTCAGGTATATCAATTTTAACAGCATTACCTGTAGTAGGATCATAGTCTTTAATAATATTTGGATCAAATCCATCACCAGCACTAGTTTCTAATAATATACCTTTTGCTCTTGTATTTTTAATAATACAAGTTGTAGGATCTACAGACACTGTATCTATACTAGCTAAACATAAATTATCACTTGGTATTCTAATATCTGCTACAACATTATTCTTTTCATCTTTAAAATTAAAAAGTAAGTTTAAAACAGTTATAAAAGCATCAAATCTAATATATTCAATACCATATCCACCACGTTCAAAATTAGTACCTTCAGTTAATATAGTACCTCCAAAATAATTTAAATTACTAACAGGATCAAGTCCTGTTAAAAATACACCATTGTATACTTGGTTATTATCTGTATATAAAATAGTTCCTGTTTTAGGATCAGCTAATTTTTTTAAACTATCTAATAGTAAATCTACAGAAGTTGAAGTAATTTGGAAGTTTAAAGGATTGTTTGATGTGGTGATAGGAACTGGAGTGGTAGTAGGAGTTGGAGTGGGTGTTGGAGTGGTTGTTGGTAAAGGAGTTGGGGTTGGGGTTGGTGTAGGAGCACCTCCACCAAATTCACCTCCAGATCCTAATTCAGATTTATTTACTAAAGCAGCATAGTTAAGAAATGTTTGTTCAAATTGAGATAATGTAGGTACATTATTACTACTTTGAATTAGATCAATATTATTACTATTACTACTTAATTTTAAGGTTGATATTACTTCACCTCGTGATATTAATATTGTTGAACATTCATATCCTCCATTAGGTAATAATTGCCATGAAAAGTTTTTAACATAACCTAACATGCCATCATAGTTACCATAAGTTTTACTATTTAAAGCTTCTATTTTTCTGTAAATTATTTCATCAGCACTTAAGTCAGGATCATTTGGATTTACTTTAGCAGGTTGAGTAATACTAAAAGCATTAATTGTTGGAGTATCAAAATTTTTTATAGATATATTATTCAGATCATTAGAGTCTAGATATTGAGACCAACCCCACTCAAGCAAAATAGAGTAACCTGTTCTCATGAACAATAATTCTAGTTCCTCTAATTGATTTTTATCCCAAGCGTAAAATTTAATAGTAGCTTCTCTTAATGAACCATAAGCTGATTTGTTAACAATATTAACAGATGAGATACCAGGCATAGGACGATAACCATATTGTCTATTTCCTAGATTTCCTCCATAAGCTGATGATTGTTTTCCTACTCCTGATCTTAGATTAAATTTTCCTGGATTAGTAGGATCTTCAAATAGTGTACCTCCTTCTAAAACATACTTTCTAGCTAAAGCATCTCCGCTATATGATTTGGTACCTATTGTGCCGTTAAAATCAACAAATGATGTCATTTTAACCCAAGAATTCTTACCAGAAACATACCTCATAAATGTGTCACTTCTAGGTACATTTCCATAAGCAGAAGCTACATTAGTGATTATAGTTGTACCAGCTGGAGTTGTAGGTGTTCCTTGTGAAATTATTATTTCACGAGCTCTTAATTGATTTTGGACATAAGGACTTAACGTATCTTTAAATATAGACATAACTTATTTATTTAGTTCTTCAAGCTTTCTAATTATATCAGCATCATATACAGGTAATCTTAATTGATATCCTAAAGGAGGATATAATGAGTCTTTAGGTAAATCAGGGTTAGCCACTGATATTAACCACCATAAAGTTGAATCATTATAAAATTGAGATGATAAATTATCTAAACGATCACCGTATTGAGTTATAATATACGAATCATCATATGATAAAGGAATTTCTGGATATCGAGTTGATGAACGATATCTAGGTGTATTTGATTGTTTAATTATATTATTGTATTCGTAGCGATCCATGATAATAAATATTAGAATTTAATATTTTATTATCATTTTATGGTTTCCAACCTCCTGTATTTAGATAAGCATTTGTAGTATTTAGATTTTTTCCGCTTGAATCTTTAGTTGGGTAAGCTACCTTATCAGGAGTGATAAATGGTGCTGGGAATGGTTGTTGAACTAATCCTGAAGCATCTTTAGAACTATAGTTTCTTCTTGGTAAGAATGTGTGTATTGGTTTAAATGATAGACCTACTTTTATCATTCTTGGTACTTGATATTGTCCATTAGACTTTCCATCATTATTTAATCCTGTTTCCCATGATCCATCTAACATTCCGCTTAATTTAATATCAGTGAATATACCTGGTTGTCTGAATAAGTAATCTCCCACAGTTAAATAACCTATGTTGCCTCTCATTTTCAATTGAGAGTTATAATCTGGAGTCATGGCTGACATTAAATAGTTTAATTTACTATATAATGGAGCCATTTCTTGTTCATTATGGGCGTGTATAGTGAATGATACTCCTATATCTCTTGTAAAGCCGTTATATATAAAAAATTCTTCACCACGGCCCATATAACGATATGAGTCCCATTTAGAGCTCATACCATCACTAAAATCATCTAAATATGCTCTAAAAGCTAAGACATCTGTATTTATATCACTAGTACCTGTTAATGTCTTTTCATTGTTTAAAAATTCAATTCTAAATTTAACTAAATCATCACCATATGTTCCTTGTACTTTAGTTTGATCAACATATGATTGATTTTGTTTTGTCACATCAGTACCATAAAAAACTCCACTGCCTACTATGTTAATAGTATTAATAGCATCTAATTTAGGATCAGAACTATTAGGTCCTTTATTAGTTGACACACCATATTTGTTTTCAAGGTTATATCCTGGAGGGTTATAAGCTTTATAACTTATAGTTGGTGATAAACTTGTTGAAGATTTATCTGTTACATTTGGTATATTATTTATCTCTTCATTAGTTAAAGGAGTAAATCCATTTAATCGAGTACCTAATCTTCCCTGTTGAGCAGGAGTTGACATTGAAAATGGATGTATTCGAGAGGGAGGTAAATAAAAAGCAGCTCTTGGAAGATCACTAGTTCTAATTGTTGTTCTATCAGAATAAGATATAGTTCTTGTTCTTCCAATAATACCATATAATGAATTAGGACCACCTAAGTAACTATCTAAAGTGATAGTATCATTATTTTTTTCATTAAATATTTTAGCTGAATATTCAAGAAGTCTATTGTGTGATTTATCTGTAATTGTAAGATTGGATTGCACATCTGTGAAGTTATTTGAGTAAACAACACCAACAGTTGGACTGTTATCATCACCACCATATTTTTGGTTGGCAGGAACAGAGCCAAAAACTCCAATTCTATCAAAATGTAATCCAAAAGCTGATCCACCAACAGAAGCTAATGAGCCAATTCCTGTAAATGTTCTAGTTGGGCCTCCTAAAAAACCAGCTATACCACTTAAAACGTTTCCTCTATTTACCTCTAATCTAGGATTAGATCTTTGTAATCCAATTTGACGAGTGAAAAATAAAGCACCTTTAGCATTTTCTACAAATTTTTCATACCCAGTGTTTCCAATTGCTTGTCCTCCATCTGGATTAGTAAAGAATTTAATAACACGATTAAGATCTTTGGTAGTAGCTAAGATAGCATTTTGAGCACCTCCTCTTATGAAACCATCATCAGATAAACTAAATTGTTCTAAAGTAGTAGGAATTTCTGGTTTTTGGGTGTTAGTTACATTTGGAGCATTAGTTGTACCAACAAAACTACCATTATTATTAATAGTATTGTAGTATTGAGCTAGACTGCTCCAATTGTTATTTAGTGTAATAAATGGCATTCACCTACTTTATTTTAGTATCTACCGTCACGAGGACCTTTGTCTCTGTAAACTCCATTTAAAGATGGATAGTAAGGTCTACCAACAAAAGCATCTGGTGCAGATACTGGAGGATTTGATGGAAGAGTTAAAAATGAGTTTACTAATCTTCCAGTTAATAAATCTTGTGATCTTACTAACGCGCCGCTTTGAGCTAAAGCTTGTATATCAGAAGTAGTGCGTTGTCCCTCATTTTCAAAGTTAGGACCTTGCTGTCCTTGTAAACTTAAACCTTGTGGGGTTGGAGCATTTAATTGGTTTCTAATTGACATTGTTAAATGATTTTATTGTTTAATATAAATATATTAAGCGAATGAATTCGGCGCACCATATTGTGATTGTGCTGTTTGAAGACGTAATAAAGTATCAGTATTTGCTTGAACATTTACTGCTATTGGGCGGTTTGCTATAGCATCTATATCAGCTCTACTAATTCCACCACCACCTCCAAGCATATTAGCAGCGTTTGGAGCGGCTACTATTTGGTCAGCAGGATCAGTAATAAATGAACCTTTAGGGCCTGATATTAATAATCCACCTGATGGACTAATAACACCATCTCCAAGTTTTGTAGCTCCTTGTATTTTTTCTGATGCTTTATCTACACCACTATTCATCTCAGAGATTAGGTAAGCTAAACCAGCTCCTACAGCCACAGCTCCAAGTCCTAAAGTTACAGCTGAGACAGTAGCCAGAGTAGCTGCAGCTCCAGCGGCTTGAGAAGCAGCGAATATTCCTGCTTTAACAGCAGCGGAAGCTAATCCAACAACAAGTTTACCTCCTATTGCTATTGCTATAGCGTCTATCACATATTTAATAGTATCCATAATACCTTTTAGATTTTCAGCGTTGCTAACAAAATTAGCAAACTTTTCAACCATATGAAGTAATGGGCCTGCTGCTATACGAGCAAATGTTTCTTTTAACTTATCAATAGCTTCTTGGAATTTTTCTTGAGCTGATTGTTGAGCTCCCATAGCTAATAATTGTTCACCATTAGCTGCTTGTTGAACTGTAGCTTTAAATTTTTCTAGTTCACCATGTTGTTCAGCTATCCTATATTGTTCTAAAAATGCTTCTTTAGTAGCAAATGCTGTTCCTTTTAGTAATTCTTGTTGTTTATAAGCATCAGCCATTTCATCCGCTGACATACCTATTGATTTAGCTATAGCATCTTGTTGAATAATATTTAATTTTTGGAATTCTGATAATCCACCTACTTGTTCTAATAAGTCAGCGGCTGCCTCAGTTGTTTTACCTTGTAATGCTAAAGCTCTAGCTCTTTCAAAATTAAGATTTTTACCTGTCAATAATTCAGCTTCTAATTCATTCTGAATTGATGATTCAAAATCTAAAAGTGAACTAGATATCTTTCTTGATTGTTCTAAAGTAATACCTAATTTTTGGGCTTGCATAACAGCTGCAGCTATACGTTTAGGATCATTACCTAAATTAGCAGATAAAGCACCACTAACTTTAGCTACGTCTTGCATTACCTTTTTCATGTTAAGCTGGACGCCAGTTTGCTTTTTAAAAGCTGTTATTTGATCTCCTATTTCTACTGTTAATTCTTCTTGAGACTTATTAGTTAATAAAGAGAATTTAGCAAACTCAGCTGCTTCTTCATTACTTAAACCTAATCGTTTTGTTAATAAAATTTGTCCAGCGACCATTTTTCCAGTGAATAATTCAGCTGTACCTAAAGCTTCATTTAATTCACCAGTAGCATGCATTTGATTTTTAATGCTAAAAGTACCAGCTGTTAAATTTTTACTGTATTGTCCTACATTGTAAGACATTTGATCAAAGTTAGCTTCTAATTCATGAGCAGCGTCTTTAGACATACCCATATTTTTAGCAAAATCAGTTAGATGTTTATCTAACTCAAGAACTGTTTTAACTAACATTGTAAAACCAGCTGCTATTCCACTCACAACAACTAATGGATCTGAAAGAGATTTGCCTATTTGAGCAAATGTACTAGATACACCAGTACTAAAAACAGACCAAGTTTTTTTACCTTCACCAGCAGCATCTTCCATTGCTTCTTTTACTTTCTCTACTTTGACTAGAGAATTAAGTATAGGTATTTTACTTATTCCATCAAATATTTTATATGTTATACCTAAAGCTTTTTCTTGTCTTTCAGCTTCTTTAGTTAATTCTTTTAATAATTTCTTTTGTCGTTCATATTGAGCATTAGATTCTTTACGAAGTTCAACTATTTTTTCTTCTGATATAACACCTTCAATTATAGCTTCTTTTATATTATCTTCTATAGATTGCTGTCTTTGTTTAGCTTTCTCTAAAGCAGCATTTACATCTTTTAATTTTAAAGTACCTGATGATTGTTTATCAATTAATTTATTAATTTCATCAGTCTCATATCTTTGTCCTTTTAAATTTTTAGTAACTTCTTTAGCTATACCATTAAAATATTTTTTTGTTTCTTTATCAAGATTTTTTTGTCCTGCTATTGAAGCATTAAATAATTTTTCAGAATCGTTAGATAAAGCCCCATAAGCATTCTTTATATCAAACACTAAATCACGAGTTTCTTGTAACTCATCATTTAATTTTTTCTGATTTTGTATTTCTTCTGGTGTAGCCATTTAATGTAATTTGTATCGGGTATAAATATTAAAGCGCCCTATTTTTTGGGCGCTTTTATTTTTGATGTGAAATCAGCTTGTGGTATATTTGGCTTACTTACACTAGGTTTTGATGAAGTTGATTTTGTTTGTGCTTTTTCTTCAACTTCTGCTTTTTTATCTAGATATTCCTGTATTTTTTGTATATGATATCGCCTATAAACTATAGGCATATTATACACAGTATCATAAGGAAAACCACCTCGTCCATGATATATTAAATCATGTACTTCAGCCATAAATACCGCTCTATAAGCTGGAGTCAGGCCAAAGAAAGCTAATGCCAATAGGCAAATTAACGCCCTCCACTACGTCATCATTATCTTTAGTGTAATCAAACTTAAGATTAAGTTCTGGAGTTACTTTAGTGATATATTTACGTAGTTCTCTTAAATCTGCTACTAATATGTTATCTACAAATTCACGAATAGCAGATGTATCTCTATCACCATTAACTGCTACAATAGTATGTTTTAAACGAGTTGTTTGATCAAATGAACCTTGTGGGTTTACTTTTTTCAAACCTTGAATTTCTCTATCAATTTTTTTCTCATCACCATGTGTCAATAACTTAAAAGTTACTGTAGCTTTTGCTCTAGGTAAATGAAAATCAAATTCATTTTTACCTGGTTTTAAATCTTCACTTAATGGTAATGGATCAACTGTTGATAGATCAAATGTTATTTTTTGTCCATCATATTCAAATTCATAATCCTTACCATAACCTAAAATACGAGCGGCTACTAATAATGCGTTTTTATCACAAACTAATAAATCATCATAAGTAATAGGAGTAACAATCATTGATTGTAATAACTTATCAATAACTGTACCATTTTTTAAGAAGTTTGTGTTAGTTAAAATGTCTTCTTCTTTAGCAGACATATACTTCATTTCAATTACACCTTTAGATAATGCTGAGTCAGGTGAGTAAGGTAAACCTTTAGATGGCAATTCAATTTGCTCTGTTGGAAACTTAAGTTTTTCTTCCATAACGTTTTATTAATTTTATATATATAAATATACGAAAATAAAAGAAGCCGTCCAAAAGGACGGCTCTTTAAAATATGTTAAACTAGATTAGTAGTTCAAGATACAATAATCCATAGCGATTGTTAAACTGATAGCAATGTATGCTTCGTTAGCCCAATCGTATTCACCAAAGTTAGCTTCTTTAACATAAGCACCTTTAATAATCCACTCACCTACTACATCACCTACTGGACCTAAAATGTTTAAACGAACATCTTTTTTATAGAAGTCTGAGTAACCATCTCTACCAGTTACTGATTCGTGAGCTAAACGAGCCCATTCCATTACTGCTTGAGCACCACTTGGAGTTATCGGATCATATAATTCTAAAGTCATATCATTCCATCTAACTTTACCTTTAACTTTACGGTAAACGTTAATATGGTCTAATACAATTTCACCAGCGTTAAATGATGGGGTTGAAGCTTTTCTAACTAAGTATGATGGAATGCCACCAATAAGCATTAAAAAGCGATTCTGAACTTTTGGTTCAAACGCGGTGAACATTATTTCATTTGGATCTAATACTGCCATTGTATTGTTGTTTTATATAAATATTAATAGTTATTGTTTTTGCGCAACTGGTTGTTCAGCTGGTTTTTTATTTTTTTCCTCAATATCTGATTGCATTTTGTTTAAGTAACTTAATACCATTTTGTAGTTTTGATTACTTTCAAGACTGCTTAATTGAGATCCTTTTTTCTTTTGCATCCATTTAGCTATAGCTTCGATTACTCGAGAAAAATCTTTCACATTAGTTACAGCTGATGACAGCTTAGTTAAAGAGGAAGTAACGCCCGCAACCGCTGAATCAGCGGCTGCGTCGTCTTCAAATTCGTATAATTTTTTGTTTTTTATCATTTGTTATTTTTTACTAGCTTCCGAATGATACACCAGTTGGTAAGATGTTGAAATCTAATAAGATAAATTCAGCAGTCTTAGTTGGTTGTAAATAGATCTGGCCTACTAATTGATTTCTATCAATTACATCAGCTGTGTTATTTGATTCATCCATTACTACTTTGAAAGCGTATAAACCTTGTTTTTGTTGTACTGATTCAAGATATGGAGTGACAGTTGAAACAAACGCGTTTCTTGTTACTGTGGTATTTTGTTCAAACACTAAGTTCTCAGCTACATTACCAATATATCTCTTAAGAGCAATTAATAAACGACGAACGTTGATACGATCTAAAGCGCTAGCTTTTTTCTGTAATGTTTTCTGACCAAATGCAGCTACACCAATATTAGGGAAAGTAGCGATTGGGTTAACTTTACCAGCATATAAATTATCACGATCTGTTGGAGATAATTTTCTTTCAGCTTGTAATACATTACCTAATCCACCTCTTGTTAAACCAGCTGGAGCAAACCATTCAGCACTTACATTATCATTAAATGCATATACACCTGGCATAATTGTTGAAGCTGGAACCCATACGCGTTTACCAGTTTCTTGAGATAATACTTGAACCCAAGGCCAATAAGCACCTGCGTAGTTAGTATCTAAACCAGCTGCTTGGTTAGTCACTGATGACAATGTAGAAGCGTAAGGTTTTAAATCTGTAATATAAAAACAATCACCTCTTT